CTGAAGGGCCTGGAGCCGTTGCAACTCGGTGGCATACGCCGCGGTCGGCGGCCCCCCCTCCAGTCGAGACGGGTCGGCGTCGGCCCAGTCCGTGCTATAGCCCGTCTCGTAGACGTTTCCGAAGGAATCCATTTGACCTTTGGGGTCCCTGGACCCCCCGGACGCGGCCTGCTGCTGGTTGCGCTGGATGGCCTGGTTGATAAAGACCGAGGCATCGACGTTCTGGTTGGCGCCGTAACTCTTCTGGCGCGCGACCCCCTCCAGGTCCGTGATGTCATACTGGAGATTCCCGGCGCCTTCCCGCATCTGGCGGTCCCATGAGGCGGCATTGGCCGCTAACTCCTCATACGCCGGCAGCGTATCCGCGTCGCGTGTGCCCGCCGCCACCTCCGCCTTGGCTTTCGCGAGGAGTTTCTTCCCGTAATCAAATGCGGCTATCGCTTGGGCGCGCGTCTGTCCGGCGGTCCGGTTTCCAGGCGTTCCGCCGTGGCGCTCGGGGTGCTCCTCGTAGTCACGGATAATAGCCGGGTCAATCCCAGGCTCGTCATCCTCAATCCGCAGCCCAAGCTCGGTGAGTTCGTCATCGGTGTAGTATTTGCCGTTAATCTCTTCACCCATGTGCGCTTCCTTTCGACCTACGTCCGACGTTCCCGCTCGTCTGCCCGACGGTCCCAGCGTTGCTGGCGCATATAGTCCGCCACGGTCATCCCACTCGCCGCCGCAGCCCGCGCCGTCTCATTGGTCCTCGCCTCCTGCGCCGCGTCCGCACTCGACTGGTAGCCCTCCCACTGCTGGGGAGTCCGATACTCGGGATAGTTAAACGCCGTCTGCCGAGGGTCAGGCATCTCGACAAAGTCCGGTTGCTGGAGTGCCCCCGGCAGCTCAATGCCGGGAATCTCGCGACCGCCGCGCGGCTGTCGCGTCCCCATCCGCGCCGCGAGGTCGCCGACGCGCCGCTGCTGGGCCCCGAAGCGACCGTATTCGCGTTTAATGTCTGCCACATCCATTTGACGGACATTGAAGCGGTCCGCCGCCGTCTCCTCGTGGGCCATCTTCCTCTCCTGGCCTTGCAGCCCGAAGAGATTCGCCCACTCGTCCCCGGTTTCCGCGAAGCTACGCAGTTCCCGCGCGCGCTCCATGTCCCAGTTTCCCTGCTGGGTGTCTTGCCACTGCTTGTACTCGCGCTCTAACTGCCAGGCGATAAACCTTTGCTGCTCTTCCGTCAGCCGCTCCGTGCGTATCCCCGCCTCCCGCATGGCATCGGCCGCAATCAACGCGGAATCTCTCGTGGCGTCGGCCTGCTTGCCCGACGCGAATAAGCTCATGAGGGTCGAAAAAATATCCGACCCCGCTTGAATTGCCATCGGGTTCATACCGTCTCCTCCCTTGGGCGCTCCCCAGGTATCCAGGTAGGACTTCGCTGGGTCATAACCATTTGCCATAGCTTCCTCAGATAAGCTGCTCGACGGCCACGTCGAACCGATAGACCATCGCCGTCCCGCCACTGGAGGCATAGGTCGTCGCATACGTGAGGGCCGTGGCTTCGTCGGCCCGCACCACCACGACGAAACTCCCCGTCGTCGCCGTGGTATTCCCCGTGATGGCCGCGCTCGACGCCGTGCAGGCCACCGCCTGGGTCCAGCCAAACGTCAGCGTCAGCGAACTGCTGGTTGTCGCCGCCGTCGTAATCCGCGCCGCCGCACTGAGCCGATAGACGCCGGCCGCGAGCGAGAGCACCGAAATCGTCGTCGCACTCACCGACGCGGTCTGGGTCGTCAGCGACACCGTCTGCACCACCTCGGGCGTCCGGTTGAGTCGGTCGGCCACGGCGAGCAGCCAGTAGCGCATCGCCTGCGTCACGCGCCCGGTAATCGACTGCTGCACCACTTGACGCTCGACCACAAACTCCGGCGTCGGCGCCAGGTTGGAATGTGACGACATTACGCCGCCGTCTGTCCCCAGAAACCACGCCCGTCCACCTCCGCGCCCACCAGGCGCCACGGAATCGGGTCCGTCACCGTCACCTCCGGCACCCACAACTGAGTGCTTGAGGGGAGGCGCGTCCAGACCACTTCCGTCCCATACGCCCCCTGGACCCCAGCCGACGCCGTCCGCGCATCCGACCAGGTCTTCGCATTCGTGGAGGAGCGCAACATCACCAGCGGGTTTACCCCGGCACCCGTCGACGTGCCCAGCCCGACTTCCATCATTAACTCAAAGCGCGAGACAAACAGTCGCCGCACCTCGGGACTGCGCCAAATAGGGGGCGGAATCCGCAGGCGGCGAATCGTGTCGCCGTTGCACTCGGTCGTTGTCGCGGTGTCCATCGTGCAAAGGAGGCCGGACGTCCGGTCCCCGACGAGGTGTTGATTAAAGCCGTAGCAGTGGACGCGGGGACTCCAGAGGTCGTAATCCCCGGCCGCCGAATCCCACACGCCGCGCTCGTGCCAGAGGCCGGTCGTCAGGTCAAAGGCCCAGGTGGCATTGGCCGCCGGAAACGAGAGCACATAAAAGGTATGCCCCTCCATCTCGTAGACGAGCGCCTCGGCATCGGTAATCTTCGCGGTGCGGACATACCCGGCAATCGCCGTCTCCACCGCATTGGTGCTGATGCGCTCGGGGATGAGCCCCTGCGCGCCCACGACAATGCCGGCACCATCGGCGGTCTGGGAGAGCCAGCACATCATGGACCCCACGAGCTTCACCGTCCACGGCGCGGGTGTCCCGTAGCCAAAGACCGCGCCCGGCACCGGCTCAAACGGAAAAGGCGATGCCCCTGAGTCATACCAGATTTCTCCCGTCTGTTCTCCGATGAGCCAAATCTGCCGGCTGCCGTCCACCACCATCGCCCGCCACGGGTCGGCGGCAATCGACCGCTGCGCGTACTGCGTCGCGTCCCAGGTCGTGCCGTCGTTGAGGTCCGAAATCCGAAACGTGGAGGTCGCCGTGTCGAAGGCCAGAAAATAGCCGTCGAGCATCCCCGCCATGACGCAGTCGCCGGTCAACACCGTGGACAGCCCGTTAGTCGAGAGGTTGAGCAGATACCCATTCGTCCCGGACGCAATGAGCAACTCGTCTCCCGCATCGCCGTTACTGGCAATACTGGCCGGGTTGGGGTCCTGCAACATCGTGCCGCGGCTCGTCGCCGTCGCACCGGCAAACACCTCGTACAGCGTCCCCCCGACGACGGCATGGACCCGGCCCGCCATGGAAAACAGGGCGCGGGTATTGACCGTCCCGACCGTCAGAAACGTGTCCTGTCCCGGTGTCGGAAAGAGCGCCGCGCCCCACGGCACCGCCGCACTCGTAATCTGCTCGGGATACCAGTTGACGGTGCGCTCCAGGTCCGCAATCGGACTTTGCAGCTCATACGACCCCGAAATAAAGCCGGGATAGCGCATCAGGTATCCGAATAGATGTTGTAGATGTTACCCGCCGCCCCGAAAAGGACGCCGGCCGTGCCGCATCCCAGGTCCCGCAGCCGCATATTCGCCCGCTTGACATCCGACTTGCTCTCCATCGCCGCCAGTTGCAGCGCCGGGGTCAGGCCCGCATCAAACGCCGAGGACAACTCCATCGAGAGTCCCGTGCGGAGAAACCGCCGATACCCCGGCGGGAGGGCAATGGTGTCGGTGAGGGCGCTAAACTCCGCCACCGGACTCTGCGTGTAAATGACTCCCTCGAGTGTCGAGCTGGTCGGGACCGGATACGGATAGAGCGTGCCGAAGCCCGAGGTGTAGGTCGGGTCGTAGTACCAGTTTTGGGGAAAGACGCTGGTGAGGCCCTTCTGGGCAATAGCCGCATAGGCGTCCACGGTCAGCACCGGACCAAGCGAGTATTCCATCGTGGGACTGACGCTCGTGTCCTGAAAGCCGATGCTCTCAATCGCCATCGGCCCTGTCGGGCGTGCCACATTCACCGTCGCCCCGGCCCCAATCGTGTAGGAGGCCGCCGTGGACAGCGTCCAGGTGGTGCGGAGGACGGTATAGACCGTCAGGTCTTCGGTCGCGAGGGCGTTAATCCAGTCGTTGAGGCGCGACAGGCCGAGCGCCGTATCGTCCGCACTCGCGACCTGGCCAGTCTGAATCACCCGCAGGTCTTGCAGGGACGCAGTGATAAGCTCCTGCACCGTCACGGCGACTAGACCTCGTAGAGCGCCACCATGAGGGTGGCCGTCGTATTCGTGCTATTGACCCGAATGAGTTGGAGCGGCAAGGTCTGTCCCGCCGTCACCGTGAAGTTCTCCACGTTGCCATCAGGAAAAATCGCCGCCACCACGCCCGCGCCCCCGCAATAGACCGATTCGGCGGGAATCGCCTTGGTCGTCGGGCTGGCGCTATAGGTGGACCCGTCGAAATTAACAGTGTCCGACTTGGCGATGGCCGCCGCACGGTTGTAGGTCTTATTCACCTGTGGCAAGGGTCACCGCCTTCTTTGCCGGCCGCCCACGCTTCCTGCGCACCGGGACCGCCGCGACGTGCTCGTGCGTCGCCGCGTCCGCGACTTGTGCCTCGGCCTGCGCCTGCGCACTCATCCGCTGGTCACTAAAGTGCCGGGACGCCGCCACGTCCGCCAAGCTGCGCTGGTCGGACTCGTAGCGCGTCAGCGCCTTATCCGGCGTGTCGGACCAGCCCGCCTTGAGGGCGCGCTCCAGGTCTTCCTGGCCTTTAATAAACAACTGACACTTCCGCGAAAACGTCTCCGCCTCCGCGTCCCCCATCGCCGCCCGCGGGTCGCCGCACATCACCGTCCCCTGAGCATTGGGGAAGGCTTTATAGAGCATGGCCGGGAAGGCTTCAAACCCATCTGCCCCGAATCCCCCCTCGCGCTTGCTCATATTCCATCGCGAGAGTTCGCGCGAATACGTCGAGTCGGGGTTATGCACAATCGCCATACACACGTCTCCAGAAGAAGCGGGACGGGGTCATCGACCCCGCCCCGTGAGTGGTCGTCTTAGGCGATGGCGACGTCAATCGCGGTCAGCGTGCCGCTAAACGGCGACGGGAGTGGCACCCATGTACTATTGGCCGCCACCAGCAGCATCGAGCACTGCCCCGAGCCGTCAAACGTCCCGACGTCGTACCCGGACCCGGCATCGCCCAGTCCGGCCGTGTACGTCACCGAATGCGCCGCCTTCCCATTGGCGACGATGGCGAGGAGGATGCCATCCTCCGCGCTGTCGGGGTCGGCCAACGTCATCGCCAGCGCATCGGTGCCGTTGATAATGGCGACCGTCAAGTTCGCCACACCAAAGGCAATCGCGCCTGCCGCCGAATACGAGGTCGTTGTCGTCGTCATCACACCCGGAATCAAAACGGGGTTGCCCGGCGGCGGGACCGTGAAGTCCGCTGCCGCGCCGTGTGTGACGTTCGCCGAGGCGACGTGCGCCGCCGTGACCGTGCCATTCTGGCCGCGCAGTACCCCCACGGTCGTCCCGCTGACGTAGTCCTGCGTGACCTGGAGAAACTCCCCGTCGATAAGGACGAGGCGTCCCGCCGCCACCGAGGTGGCCGACGCCACCACAATGGAACTGTCCGTGACCGCCACAGCAGAGCTGAGTGTCGTAGTTGCTAATGCCATGACTTAGCCCCAAACCCGCGCCGCGAGGCGCGCTTGTATGGTGGTCGCCCCGATGAGAATGTCCAGCCGGCTGGGATTCTGGTCGGTGCCAATCTGGTACTGCTCCACCATCCGAATTGAAAACCCGAGCGACTTCGACCGCACGGTCGTGCTCTCCGCGCCCGCGCCCGGCTTCATCAAGTCCGCCATCACGAACGCGAAGGCGTCGGGGTGGTAGACGAAACTCTGCGGAGACGTGGTGGTCGCCAAGATGCCGCCCGCGGCTGCCGTGGTGCCGAGCACCGTGATAACCGCGTTGTTGGCCGGCGAGGCGGACACCGTCTGGAGCGCCCCACTGGTGATAATCGACGGCGAAATTGGCAGCGTTGCCATCGCCCCCGACGCATCCGAGGTGGTCGCGGTCACGACAAACTGCTGCAACCGCCCGTTGTCCGAGTAGGACAGCGGGTTGACGGAATTGACCCCCGCAATGGTGAAAATATCACCCTTGTTGAGCGTCGCCGCACCCGAGGCCCAGCCATCCGTCGAGATAGTGCTGCCGGTCTGGCTTGCGCCGTTGACCAACGGGGTGCTCGCCGTGTAGGTGCCCGTGGTGTGCGTCGGCCGCACCGGGTCCTGATACCAGCCGTCCACGCCCAACTGCTTC